CCAGGTACATAAGCTGCAGCATTCACATCAGCAAATGTGGCAGACGTCCCACCTGTTAATACAGCAATTGGTGTATTGTATTTATGCTCACGATTCACCCCACTACCCGTCCTTACGAACGGTAGGATATGAGACGAACCATCAACACGAATACCGCGAGCAATCAAACGATACATATCGTAGCCGCCTGGTGTGGCCGTTGGAGCCGTACCATTAGCGGATAAAACCGCGGTCGTTGCATTGTTCTTAAACGAATCACCTACTAAGTAGAGATTGTAAAGAGTGCTTGCAACAACAGCTCCTTGGTCAATACCACCTGCTCCCTGAATATTGGTATAAACAGAAAGAGGGGCTGTCAAAATGATGTCGTTCACATTGCCGCTTTCGCGTGCAGCACCAGCTGCGATTGTGATTTGGGTCGTACTTACATACGTGACATCTAATCCCCAGATATACTCTATGCCAGCATTGGCAACAGCAACATTAACCATTTTTACAATCCTCTATTAAAATCTTTTAAGTGGAAATAACAGTGCAATTGCGTTATCTGGGTTCAATTGTTCACCATAAATGGTGTCAAAGGTATAACCGTAGATATTTTGAGCAAAAGTAGCACCATGACTAAACCGCACTGAAATACCTGTCTTCTCATCATAAGAAGAAGAACTTGGGAAAGGAGTTTGGTCAGGAAGACGAGGCATTGCTAAGAACAATGGATCACCTTGTGTAATCAAAGCGCATACATGGCTATCCGCAACTTCAGCTTGCATACCAGCAACAATCGAAGTATTGATGTTTTGGTCAACACCAGAAGAAGCTTTCAAAGGATTGTTCACGGTAACAGTCACTTGGCCGCCAACAGCAGCTGCATCAGCAGCAGCAGTAAACTCAACTGGGTTGTATGAAACTTGCGCTGTACCTAATACCAAATAGCGTAGAATTGCATAGCCAGAGATGTCTTTGAAACGGAATTTATCCCCTTTCTTAACTGACAATGGATCGTTAGAAGATGCAGTACCAGAGAAAGTAATCGAAGTCACAGCGCCTGCTGTTTCTTGGACTGAAACCACCGTTAAAGTGGAATTAGCTTGTCCTTCGGAGCCTGCAATATGCTCTTGCAACATGTTAGACGAACGCCAATCACACATGGACCAGTTACCTAATTCCCAACTCATTGACATACGATTGTTTCTGTCGGTTGCGAATTGATTCAAAGAATCACCAACAAAGTTATCAATAGCAAAGTCGGGGATATAACCTTTAGCTACATCCATTGCATTACCATAGTTACGCATTTTTCGTAACGCTTCAGATAATTGTTGGACATGAGTAATTTGGTCGCGACCATTACCATAAAAACGGAAAGTTTTATCGATGGCCAACTGAGCCAAATCGCCTTCGATTTGCGCGCCCATTGCCATCATAGATGCAATACCACCACGTTTCTTCATGAAGCCTTCAGCATCATAGAACATTAATTGTTCAGCGGTATATTGCAAAGGAACCATTGCGGGTTTATCAACCGTTAACGTAATGAAACGTTGAACAGTTGGTTCCCACTCAGCTACTAAGCTTCGTTGAGATTTAACCAAGAATTGTTTTTCAAACTGAACTGTTTGGCCTAACTGAGCAGGCAAATTGTTCATGTTGTTAAATTCTTTGTTAGAATCGTGGATCATAGGATAGGCGTTATTTAAATAACGACACGCATACGGTTGGAAAGTCGCAACCGTGACAAATAAGTTATTGACTACTGCTGACATTTTAAACCCTAAAATTAAATAAATTTAAACCTAGGGTCCAGTGAATATTACGGCCGTAACCAATCCAAATTATCTAGCTCACTCGCCGTAGGTACTCGTTGACCTGAACCCGCACCGGAGGGCTTTAATCTTGGGGATGGTTGATAACTATTATAAGTAGGCGCTTTTTTAGCCTGCTTATTAGATTCAATTGACGTAGATAAATCAGTAAGGGCATCAGCTAACCCTTCATAATCACCACAAACAGCCATCATCTGTAATTCAGCACATTTAGCCTTCTTTTTAGACAAATCGTACATTACATCAGCTGTATTAGGTAATTCTGCTGCCGCAATTACGACTGCAGGATAAGCTTTACCATTAAACTTACTAACTACTTCATCAAAATCATCATATTCAGCTTTACCAAGAGCAAGTTTTTTGTCGAAAGATTGTTTGAAACGGTTCATTTCTTCCGCTTCACGTCTTGCCGCTTCCTCTTGCATCTGTTTTTCTTGTTGTGCTTGAATCTTTGACCACACTTCTCGAGCGATTGCATCGGCATCACCTTGAGGGGTGGCTCTTTCTTGCGCAACTGGCTGACTTTCGAACTGACGTTTTAAACGTTCTTCCACTTCGGCTTTCGCTTTCAGCTTTTCTCTTCCGACAATTTTATTCAAATCATCCTGAGTGAACATCTTTTCAGTTACTGTTTCAGCAACAGATCCATTTTCCGGTAAACTATTTTCCATCTCATCCATTTTTAAGCCTCTAACTATTAACCCCGTTACGGTAAGCCCTGCACGTCAGGTCACGTCTATGATTCCTGCATAGCCAGTAAAGCCTGTGAGTTTTTATTGCAACAGTCGCAATATGCAATTAAGCATGTATTAAGTATATACCATATTTTTTGGATGTCAATATGCATAAATTAGGAGTATTTGTTAATTAAATTTGTTGATTATGTTAATTGATAACGTAGAAAGTTAATGACTAAGATGCTATATTCCATAGATTAAGTGGACTGTAATGTTAAATATTGGAGACGATATATGAAAATCTTAGGACAAATTAAAAATGCTTATTATGGATTAATCCAAAAGAAAGATGAAGCTGCATTATATGGTGGTCTCTATATGCAGTTTGACTTTGGAGGACCAGATAGGGAAGGGATTTATCAATTGATATATTCCACCAAGAATATAGCTGATGAGACAGGAGAAACTACTCAAGTTTTAACTGAACGTACTCAACTATTTTGGAAAAGTATGGAAATATTGGAAAAGTCAGGATGCGCTCATATTGGTCTATTAAAAGACAAATTTGTCATTGCCACTATTGAAAATGATAAAATTGCATCGATACAATTTTCACCAGACAATGATGCCAGCATCGTAATGCTGACTTACTAGACTACTTTTTCTTTTTACCAAGAACTTTATTAGCTTTCGCATCAATCTTAGCTTTAGAGGATGCGGAAAGCTTTCCTTCATTCTCCATTTGACTGGCGGGAGCTTTAAATTTCTCTACATAGAAAGCCCTATAATAATCAATACTCACCCCTTTCGCAACAGGCCAACCAGTTCCGTCGTATTTACCACCAGCGGCTACGATGTCATCAGCTTCTTCCTGTGTATATACAAACCCTTCTACTACATAAGTCCAAGCATCACGTAATTCATTTTCCATTTGGTCTATACAAAGCTTTTCGATTAGGAATATTTCATCCCCTTGCGCCTCCTGTAAGCATTGCTCACATTTTCCGCACTTTTTATAAGGCATTATTGTTAATGTTCCAGGGAGTTTACCCTCCCATATTATCTTAGCAAGATCTTCATCACTCATCATCCTTTCCACCAAAATTTCGCACTCTTACCATCTGCGGCTATCAGCCATACCTCACTTCCTTCAGGAAGATTGCTAACGGGGCATTCATTACCTTCACCGTATGGTTTCTCATAAAACTCTTTCAGCTGCTCTAAAGTCATATCACTCATCACCCAATTCAACCCACAATGCTTCCTCGCCGCGTTTAACGGCTTCATAAATTAATCGCGGTATATTCTTCTCTGCATTCCTTGCTTTCTCTTCATTGCCACACTTCACGGTCAAAGATGAAGCATCTTTAAGATTAAATTCTATCCCCCATTCTGATTCACGGGCTATTTCTTCACTTTCCCATTTATAATTGTCAATCTGACAGGCATGAAGATAGGTTAGTTCTTCTGCCTGTATAAATAATGCTGTTGTTTCAGCTTTACTGGTTATTATTATTAACATTTTCTACTCCTTACTATGAATCATCTTTACACCATGCCAACATATTTTCGGTTGAGACAGAATATTTACTACTACATTCCTTGCAATGAAGAATGAATTTTTCAGGCAGAATATTAGAATTAACTCTTAAATCAATTTTTAAATCCGCTCCACAGGAACATCTAATTTGCTCTATATCGAATAGTTTATGGCGGCGTACATCCACAAACCTATCAATATCTATATAAATACAGGGTGCGCCATCTAATAAAGGACCGCTGATATACGAAGGCATTTCATTAGCCAATTCTTTAGCCATAATTTCAGAGCCAACAGGAATAAGCATACCTTCGTCATTGGATAATGTTATTTTAATGCCGAATTCCTCATATCCGCACCGAGAAACCTGAATGCCGCGTATTTGGTGTATTGGAGCATATACGCTTAGATTTTGACTTCTATTTACCATTATTAGCTGCATATTAATTGCCTTAATTTATTTAAAACATTCTAAATGTGGCATTAATGTCTTCAAGGCCACCAATTTTACCAACCCATTTTCTGACATAAAGCATATGCAGGGTATATAACATGCATCTTCTTCAACTGCATCATCACCACTTAAAGAAGCGCTAAATGGTAAATGAATAAATCCTTGTAAAGTATAATCCTCTGATGATATCTCTTCGGGTAATTGAGCTAAAGACATTCTGCCTATCTCATCTTTAATTTCATCCCAGTGAATATGATAAGAGTCTTTCTCGCCTTTTCTTTTGTATTTAGGGAATTTAATAATATCCATTATTTCTTCTTTTTACTCTTCCCAGCTTTACTCATAGCAATAGCAACAGCTTGGTCTTGCGGTTTCCCTGCAGCCATTTCTGTTTTGATATTATCACTAATTATTTTCTTCGATTTGCCTTTTTTTAGCGGCATTTTTATTATTCTCCATCTTTTTAGTCATTATTTTAGCGAAACATTCAAGGCAATAACCTGGCTCGCTACCCTCTTTTCTATAACTCGTAGCTGCAAAATAACATGGATAATCTATAGCTGTATTACACCTATCGCATCTATGCAGCCCCATGCTATATTGAATTCCCTCATAATTTCCATCAAAATATTTTGCGTTGCCTGTATAAGGTGAACCCATATGGATATAATCATCATCTGGCTCGTCTATCATCAGTGGCATCCCGCACCTCTTCTAAAAATTGTATTATTGCATCAATATCCCTGTATTTTACCCATGCAGGAAGTCGACTGCCGCACTCCTCGCCAAGAATCCATGTTATTTTAACTTTCTTTTCTGTCATCATTCTTGACGTCCTCAAATAATGTTTCAGCTTCTTTTAAAAACTCATAAATACTTTTCTCAAACTCTAAAAACTCTGCTTTTGTCATTTTGCACGAAATATTATGGAAAGGCTCTAACCCTCTTTCTTTCATGCCATTCAAAATATTGCGATGAACTAATTTGTCTTTATTTTCTGCTCTTAAATTTAATATAAAAGGGTTTATTGCATACATAAAAGGAAGATGCATTCCTATTATTGCGCTAACAGTCACTTTCTTTTCCGTCATTCAACAAACCCATCCTTTATATTTTAATAATCGATTAGAAAACCCTACTGTGCCATGACCATCACAAATCACATACGTCTTCCAATTAATCCTTGGGTCAAACATCATAAAACTGCATGTTAATCGGCCACTAGACCCCCAATACATCTTTTCACGGATATCATCTAACGAATCTACTTCCATCACCGTCTTCATTGAATCACTTAAAGGGCCTTTGTGAAATCTAAACTTGGCTCTCTCCATTGTTCTTTTCTCCTGTCTTCTTATCCATTTTCTTTTGATGTTCGTGCTTATCCTTTTCTAGAGCCAGACCTTCTTGCTCCATATTTTTTTGATGATGATGTTTGTCAATATCCATTATATGCGAGGAATGGGCGATTGCCAAGTCAACTTCCGTTCTTTTATTCTCAGCATTGATTTCTTTATTCTTCATCATATGACCAATCGTTTCATTTAATAGCTCAGCTTGTTTTATCTCAGCCTCTAGATGAGTTTCTCGGTTTTTCTCCAATACTTGAGCAACTTTTATCTGATGCTCTTTCGCTTGCTTACTATCTTCCTGAATATATCCAGCAACGAATTGTGATTCCTGATTGTCCACTTTGCGAGCATTAGTCTCAGCATCAGAAATCTTGGCCTGCGATTCAGCGATAAGCTTCTTATTAACAGCATCCATATTTTGCAATTCAAGCATTTGCCTTTGTTGCACCATCTGTTGCTGTTGCGCTTGTTGCTCAGCATTAGCTTTCTTAAATTCTTCGAATTTGGAAATCATCCTATCAACACCAATACCCTCCATATTCTCAAAGAATAGCTCTGGATTTTCATTCCAGAATTGCGCAACGCTAGGCAAGAATTGACCCATTGCTATCATTTGTTTCAGCATCATTTCTTTCTGAACACCAACACTGGGTCCTGGCTCAATTTGAACTACCATGTCTGTTGGTTTGAAATTAATCTTAACACCTTCAGGTAAAGGTTGTTCGCCGGGCGCTTGTTGAGGTTGTTGCATTTGATTAGGCGCTTGCACTGACTGCGGATTAGGCGCACCATTAATACCTAAATTCTTAATAGAGCCGTCATTCATTTGAATAGGAATGACACGTGGAGTCCCATAAACCTCTGGCATTAACTTTAAATTCAGATTAGCCATACGAGTTAATCCAGCAGAAAAACCTACTGAATAAGGCTCAGAAATCAAACTAGATTGAACAGCGCCATGTTGAATGGCTACTCCGGATGGATCATCACTTTGAATCGCTTCTTGAGCGCCATAACTACCTAATACAATCTGCATTAAAGTTGGTGCATAACTAAACATCTGCGGAATAAAAGCAGGTAATTGAGGTCTAATTACTTCTCGTGGAGGAGGTGCTTGCTTTTCCGGGTCACCTTCCACAAAGCCATTGTAAATTAAAACCCTATTTTGCTGTGGCTTCTTCCAATCTTCAAAATACTCAGACGCAATCGACTCCTTAGACATCATAATATCAGATTGCAATAAACTATCAGATTCCAACAGAATAGTTTGCCCTAATGAGTTTAAGAACTTCTGTGTTGATTTAGCTTGATAAGTAAGAGGACGAGTAAATTGCTTCTGAGTCAAAGACAATTCATTTTCAGAAGTAAATACCGAATTCCCATCAAAGAATACTAAGGGAAGCCATGGATAAGGAGTCTTTTTCTTTTCCAAAACACCGCACCCTGCAACTGTATATTCGCATATTGTCTCTTCAATTACCCAGCGACTTTGAATAACTTCTGGAGGAAGAGCAAATGTGTGCAGACTATCCCATTCAGCCAACATAATCTCATAAGCTTTAGCAGTCATAGTATGGCGTGACCCAGTGATTGGATTATCCGCTACCTCAACTTTACGGATGCGCTTATATTCTTTCTCAAAATACCGAACAATCGTCCAGGTAGGTTGTCCATTAATAAGCTTATCCCATCCAAATCCACTTTCAGCACTAGATAAAGGTTGATAGCTAGATGCCATAATCTCTTCTGCTTTATCATCGCCAAAACGACGACGTAACTCTTCCTCACCTACAAAATTAATATCACCACAATAATCACCATCTCCTTTATGCGATTCCTTAGCATTCGGGTCAAAGAACACCAGACATGGATTGGGATGCGCTACATTATATATTTCTTTTTCAAACGTATTCTCATCCACATAATCAACATAAGTCTCACCCACGCCCCAACCACCACTCACCATACATTTAAATATCTGGTAACGCATATCATTGTTATAAGAGCCTGTTAAACGATAACGTAAATGAGCTTCAGTAATATCTACTTGTTGTGCCAACGCAGGATTTTGTGAAATATCTGCAGTAGGAGTAGCAGATACTTTAATATATTGCTCAGAGCGTGAAAATTCACCCAATCGTTTGTTAACTAAAGCCTCCATAATATTAAACTCTAACGGCGCTTTAGACATTGACAATAACGATGATGCTTGTTGAGAGCTTAAATTAGAGACGAACGTAAAGTAAGTATAATTTCTGTAGGACTTATAGTTGTCAGCAAAATAACTATAAGAACTGGAAATATTATCTTTGATTAACTTTAGTTTATCTTCTGATTTGTGAGATTTTTTATATTTAGAAGCCATGGTATATATTCCTGTGGTGCTGTTGGGTCTGTCGGGTGGTTTGAGCAATAATAGCTTTCAATTTAACATCATCTTCAACTGTTTCAACTTTACGAATAAGCGATTTATCAATTAATGCAATCTTAATAGCGTCATAAGCAGTGTCACAAATATCATCAAAACGATGTGAATCATTGTCGGTTATCTTCGTCATATGAGTAATAAATTCTTCTGTATGGTAACCATCTGCCGGCAATGAAATTAACTTGCGGCGCACATAAGGGACCATTGCTAAGAATCGACTAGATTTATTGCCGTGAATGATACTGCGCTCAATAGGGCGCACAATAAGCCCTTGTATTCTTTTTAATACCGAGACAAGTGTAACACCGGTACTTTTCTTTTCAATTGCAGCTTCAATTGGCGGCACTCTATGTAATTGAGTCTTATGCCAGAATGATATAAATCGCTCTTCTAAATCACCAGAGTCTATATTGTCAGCTTCACAATCAATTACATGCAGCGCATATTGGTCAAGCTCACGCTCCCCCATTTTAATCTTATAAAGACCCCAGTGACTAAAGACAGTTTTATCGCGGCGTGTATCTTCAGTTTCAGCTGTGTCACATGTCACAAAACTATGCAGTATCCTTGGCTCTAAATCTAAGCGAGGAAAGTCATGCAGCTTAAAGATGCCGCCACCAGCAGGCAATGGATTTTGTTGATTTTGCGCGGCATGTACATAAGGGTTAAATTCTTCTTCTATCTCTAATAATTCTTTAGGAAATGCCTCGGGATATAAAGCATTACGTGCATCATCAAGAGCTTTAAGAATGACGGAATGCCATTTGTGGCCATCCTTGCCGCTCATAATAAAATCCCATAAATCCGCTTCATGCAAACGTTGCCCAATGCCAATCATTGAGACATTCACACCACGCAACCTTTTTAAAATCCCTTCCATATAGGTTCTAATAGGAATTTCTCGCATGGTGTCACTATGCACGTCATCAGCCTTATGCATGTCATCCATCAAAACACATCCTGAGAATCTGTCAAGAAATGGCATGCCGCCATCTCGACCCATAATACCGCCGCCACTACCAAAAGCTGCTACTTCACCACCGAAATTATTCCGAAAATACTCTTTACCGCGAGCGTCATTGGATATAGTAATGCCAAATAATTTTCGATATAGCGGTAATTGAATAATGCGTTTGATAGTCTCGGTATGCTTAGATGCGAGTGAAACAGCATAGCTAATATAAAGATATTTACTGTCTGGATATCTCGCCATAGTCCAGCAAACAAACATAATAAGCATTGTGCTCTTACCATGCCCGGGTGGAATGCCGATATATGTTTTACGCCCTGGCTCTCTCGCACATAAAGTTAATTCACGGCATACTGTAATAAAATGAGATTCCCGTCCGATTGGATTAGAGATTTGAAATTCATTGCCTGTTAATTCTTTATAAAAGACTCGGGTAAAGGTGAGTAAGGACGCGAGAAGAGTTGTTTTTAAATCTATTAGTTCATCTACTTTAGCTGACATTATCACTGACCGCGCTGTATTTGCCGCATAATCTGCATACATAGCGAATAAGGTGATCTACTTCAGAGCGCGCATCTTCTAATTTACGCCAACGATGAGATTGCGGAATTAACACCCCATCAATGCATTGGAAGTTATCAGGACAGATATCAGATGGAAGTTGGGTTAGCATTGAATTCCCTCATATATTCATTCCAGAACGCTCTTTCTTCATGGGGATTTAACGGTGGCAATTCTGCTGTTTCTCCGCACTTACAGATAGCGCATCGTGGTTGGGTCACGCCATTAGTAGAAATGTTGTGTTTGACATGTAAGAACTGACCGCAGTTGCATAGTTTAATCATCAAAATCCCCTATCGCCTGAACAAAGCGATGAACCCCAGCCATAATGGTCATCGTGGGTCTCCTTAAGAAATTCCGTATATTTTACTAAAACCCCCTTCTCGCATTTGTTGCAGTTAGCAACAATCCATTTCGTAATAGGCTTAATGCTCTCATTATAGGCAGAGTCATAAACGCCCCCGCACTTACATTTTTTAACCATCAAAACCCTCCTTTTTAATAAAAACATTTTCAATATGTATCGGACCTCCTTCCTCACCACATCCTGAGCATTCTGTTCTATAACGTGGAGGACGACCCACTAACCTCGTCGTGGTATCTATTATTAAAGGGGACCCACACTCACAGCTAATGATCATGTTATCCACCTACCGAATGGCCAGAATGATATAAAGGAGGCGTTGAGGTTCCTTTGTCACCAGCCTGAAGATTTTCTGGTTTAAATACAGATTGCGCATATCCAGAAGTAATAGGGCCAGTACCATTATGAGTGGTCGTAAAAGTAACAGGGCTCCATCCAGCACCCCATGCTGTATTGCTTCTTCCGCACGTTGGACAATAGCCGCATTGTGGGCATTGATTAGTGGTCATACTTCTTCTCCTTTTCTTCTAAAATAGCCTGAACAAAGGCATGAGCTGCCACCGCTACCGTATTAGAATGTTCATTTAAATCAACTGACTTATCCTCTTTCCATTTACATTTAAAGCGTAATAAGAACTTAGCAGCATCTGCTACTGCTTTTAAGTCATCACTTGTTTGCACAATGTTCCAAAGTTTGTAAGAGCATGAGCCTTCTAAGAAGCCCACGCTATATTTCAATTCTTCTTTGAAATGTTTACAAACTGTATCATCAGAAATTCTTAATATTTTGCCCATCTCTTCAACAGTGCGTCCAGATAATGCCATTCCAATGACAATACCCCGCTCTTGGGCAGTAGGGATAAATTCCACCCCTTGATTTAATGGGATAATTTGTTCATTCAATGCGCACCGTCCGAAACTTGATTAATATTTCCACCCATATTATGAATAAAAACATCAAATTGTCAAGTTTAGGTAGATATTTATGCATGAAATTTCCCGCAAAACTTCCCGCTTCCCGCCGGGAAACTTTCACAAATTTTTTCACATTTCACATTGTGAACTTATCCGTGAAAATAATATTAAAATACTTTACGCAAAAATTTACGGTTTACGCGCGTAAACTAATATTAAAATATTTTGCCAAAAACTATTGACAAATATCATTAACTAAGCTATTCTTTCATTACAGTACAAATAGAGGGACAAATCATGAAAGTTTACACAGACTTCGCGGAATATTTAAAGAATCAAGATGGTATTTATCATTCTCCCTCCAGACCTGCGGATGAAGAGCCGCTAACCGAAGAGGAAGTATTAATCTTAAGTGGAATAGCTATGGGTATAGAGAGGCAAATAAAATGAATGAAAAAGAAATTAAATTTTTAAAATTGCAACAGGTTTTAGATAAAATACATATGAGTAGAAGTACATTTTACGAGATGTTAAAAAATGGGTTGTGTCCCAAACCGGTTAAGTTTGGCCTACGAAACAATCTATGGGTAGAAACAGAAGTAAATGCTTGGATAAATAAAAAAATAGAAGAAAAGGAGGATTAAAATGGATGAAATGAGCATTTATCAATTTGTAGAGCAGATGAAAAGCACGGTTATGATGTCCCTTTTGGAGAAAAAAGACTCTCTTATAAAACAAGCGATAGAAGGATGTATTTTCTCTACCGAAAATCTATCAGCCGAAGAAATAGATAGTAAATGTAGAACTATGATAAGTCTGTTTATATGTCATGTTATAAAGATAAATCCGGCTACTCTTGGTATTTTATTTAAGGAAGAAAAATGAAACCTTTTTTATTAATATGCATCTTATTTATAGCTTATGGCATCGTCGGAACAATAGATATTCAAGATAAACAAGCAGTGCATCATGTCAAACAGATCTGAGCATGTTAAATGATATTTTCAAATTAAATTAGGAGAACCAATGAACAAAATTATTCCAACCACAAAAAAAGATTTAGATAAAATCATCATGAATCTAGAGCTTTTAACAATTATAACTCGTGGGGCTTATCACCAAACAATGCAAAATCCTTTTTCAGATAAACCCCTTGATTTAGCATTAATCTCCACGCAAGAATGTATTATGGAATTAGCTCAAATGTTTTTATCAGAAGAGCAAATGAGATATTTTTTTGAAGGAGACGAGGATGACAGAGAAACTAAAGCTCTTCACATAAAACGCCGCGGTAAAATCCTAAAAGAAAAGATGGCTCGAATTGGCAAAATAATAGACGCTCGCTCTAATCTGCGAATTAATTGGCATACTCTTAAAGTAGAGGCATCCCCCAATAAAAGAGACTAAAATCCGATGAAGACAACCTTGACAGAAGGGCTTATATTATCAGATATAGTGGAAGCATTAACTTTTCTAGGTCAAACACTTCGAGAATGCGAGCAAAAAATTGATAAAGCTCGAATGTTTCTTACCGACTTATATTTAGAATCAGAAATAGATGGAGAAAACGACATATGAATAACAACGAAAAAAATGCAATTATTACAAATTTACAAGTTTTAATATTATTTACGAGGAACTTGGATGAATTAGCGTTTAAAAATCCTTTCTATGATAATGAAATTGGAACATATTTACGGGCTATGGGGGAATGTATTGCTGAACTAAGTTCTTTTTGGCTGTCTAAAGAAGAAAGAGAGCGTCTTTTTGATGAGGAAACTTATCCCGCCTCTGATATGCAAAAAAAGAGACGTTTAAAAATAATCAACGAAAAAATAGAAAGAATTAACAATTTAAGAAAAGATTGCAAAAAAAATGGATGGCTGCAGGTAAATCTGGAAACCTTTAAAATGGAATTATACAACCCCACAGACTAACTCTAAAAAATCGCCAAAGGCCGGAAAAGGAAGAAAACCGGCTCATTTGGCGACAAGGGACTCATCAATTCATTAACATTTTAAGTATAACCATTCTTTAGATTATTTCAAGTATTTTCGCCTTCTTTTATTAAATTCTTTTTCTTGCGTTTATATTTGGCTACTCTCAAGGCATCTTCACGTGAAATCCAATATTTCTCAAAGTCGCATTGTAATTTAGAGCAAAAGCCATAACAGTCTTTTAAATGACCATAAAATTTCTTTACGACTTTTTTATAGCAATCTGTATTTAGAAATGAATTATCAATAAAGCTCCAAACAAGGGCCTCCAAATCCCTTCCATTTATAGTAAAATAAATTTCTAAGTGGTGATCGACTATTCTCAGGAACTTATAATTGCACAATTCTTGGCAATTACTCTTTGTTTCCCAGAATGCCTCCTTAAATGCCGCACTTTCATAGCCTCCAGAGTCAATTGCAGGCTCATGGAGACGCGTTTTATTATCTACCAGTACATACCCCAGCCCTAGAGATCCTCCATTCCTCCTTGCGCTTATAATTTTTAAAATCAATTCTTGCGTATAGACAATCTTCTTCATCATTCCTCCTGAATTTTCATTTTCCAAACTGAGTTTTCACCTTATCCCAAATTGTTTACTTTTTCAACTCAAAAATTCTTTCTTCAAAATTATTTTTTTTGAGAGCCGGAGGGGGAGCTAGCGCAGATACCATCGCAACGCTAGGGTACCGTCCGCGTGCTGCACCTTAGTGCCACGCACAAGCGGTAAGTGTATACTACACCCCCTAGTATACCCGTAAGGGTATACTGGGTGTAGTAACTTGCGTGCATGGTAGCGAGCTGGGCCAAACATGTACCGAAAACGCTCAAAAAAGAACAAATTTAGATTAAATTATAATCACAGTGTAATTAACCGATCGATTGAGTGTTATTTTTAATACAAAACTAGAGTAAGAAATGAACGATTCGGGTACATCGAAAACGTGTACCGCGATGTACCGGCGTGTACGGCGTGTACCCGAATCGTATATTATTTGACCACGCTCTTATTTTAGTATATTATTTAACCATTCCTGATTAAATATTGCCCAGCCATCGCCGAAGATGCTGAGCATTTTATTTACTAAAAGAAAGCCAATTGTTCTTTTTGTATCCGAGTTTTTGAGAGATTGTTGCGCAGAACGTGGGGAAAATCCACGCTCATTGACGAGAAAATCATAAAATTCATGGCGATAAATGTACGGTTTTTGTTCATAATTTAGCTTTTTACCAGCAAATTCCCAAGCTAGATTGAACATTTTTTGATGATTAATAAGCGTAATATTGGCCTCTTTTTGCTCTATCGTTTCTTCAGCCTGTACTATAATAGCACTCGTAACAGGCTCACCTTCATCATCAAGCCAATTTTGTATAGTAATTTGTTTTAATTCTAATATTAATTTTTCTGCGCGTTCACAATCTTTGGGCTTAGGCTGAGTAAGATGTAATTTACCTTCTATGTTTTCTAAATTTAAGTCAATATCCAGAGCTGCGCTTAGAACGATAGAGCCTACACCTCGGTGTTTATGGTCGGCATTATGGCCTACATGATGAATTAGAAGGATAGTTGCATCAAATTCTTGTTTTAATTTGTCACAAGCGGTAATCATTTTGCTGGCATCTTGGGAGTCATTAACATGTCCCGCGAGGAAGCGATGTAGAGTATCAACAACAATAAGTGATGGAATAATGGATTTTTTTTTAATTGTTGATAAAACCTTTTGATAACCTTCTTCGGTATCTAAATGACAGCCACTTTGGGATAAATATAAATCTTTTGTTTCCACTTTGTTAACTTGGCACCAGGCTTTAACACGCCTTCTAAGGCCATAGTGGCCTTCTCCAGCTAGATACACCACTATTCCTTTGCTTACCTTATGATTAAGCCAGAAGGGCACTCCATTGGCTATTCTTAGGGCCCAATCTAAGGCTAAAAAGGACTTGCCAGCTGCGGGTTTTGCTTCTAGCATGCAAAGAGAACGCTTAGGAAGCCAATGCTTAACAAGCCAATGTTGGGGTGCAGGTTGCTCTAAACATTCGCTAGCATCCATTAACCAGTCTTTATCATTGGCTTTTGCTTTGGTTTGTAAATGCTCTAAAGCGGTTGTTAGTTCGCTAATAATTTTGGTTGGGTTGATATTGGTTTCAAAGATATTGTTCTTTGCCGTATCAGTTAGGCGATAAAGATGTCTTAGAAGGGCTTTATCTCTTATGATTTGTGCGTAATAAAGGATATTGGTTGGACAAACTTGTTGGCGAATCAAATCAAAAAAATGAGTTTTCCCAAAAGAGGGATCGTCTTTGAAGTGTTCCGTTAATAAGATCGCATCTACCGCATTATTATTAGACAATAACATCTCTATGGCTTCAAATGTCTTCATGTTTAAAACATTATCAAAATCAGAAACCGTAATAATTGATGCTATATCTTTATAACAATGATTGTTTAGTAAAAGTGATCCCAAAACCGCCCACTCTGCTTCATGTGAATATGGCAGAGATGTAGCCATTTTTCATCCTTATCTACGTTTGCCCTCAGCATGAGCTTCAGGATTAGCTTCTATATCCCTAGCAAAATTACATAATTTTTCCAAAATATATAATTTAAAGGTTGTATTTCTATTAGACGTTAAAAATCTTCTGACATAGTGTAAACTCACTCCTACATTTAATGATATATATTGAACACTGTAATCGCTTAATATACTTTTTTCTGTGGCAAAATCAAACCTCATTTCTTATTCTCCTATCGATAAAATAAGTATAGGCCATAATTTTCAAATAATCAATATTTATTTACAAAAATCATTGACATTTTTCTTTAACATGATATACTGTGATTACAGCATTAGGGAAACTTCCCATCTGTTGTGAGTTACAATCCACATCCTTAATGCTGTACTAATTCGCACTGCCCTGTGCATCTACGACATCCGGCGGGATAATACGTTGTGATGTCACCACTTTGCCGCTAGTGGTAAAAGAAGCGGTTTTAATTTGGAGATAATTAGATGTCCACTTACTATTATATAATATGTGAGGCTTGTTATGAACAAGCCCCTCTCGGTGAAAATGGCTTAATGGATAGTACCGTCAGTTATTATATAAGATTTATTTGTTATTTTATTGAAAAACATCGGAAGTGTAATAATATAAAGATCACTACTGAGCAATGCTGTCATTCAAAGATGTATAGCGATATTATCATTCCCAATGATTGGAATGTATGGCTTATCCCAGAATGGGTAAAGTATACCGATTCTGGATGTCCGGAATCATTGCTATAGCGGTTTTAATTAAGGGGAGATAAGTAATGAAACAAGTGGTAATATATAAGCAGTATAATGAAATACTACTTATATCCTTTTTTGAAGATAATTCCATTCAAAAAACCCTCGAATACTGTGCTTCTCACGATATTTCGTTAAAGGGAGCTGTTTTCAGAGGAAACGATTTATCAGGGCTGAATTTAAACCAAATCAATTTAAATTGTGCCAGTTTTTATAGTTGCAATTTAACAGGAGCCTCCTTAATGGAGGCTAATTTAAGAGGCGCTAGCTTTTATAGTTGTAATTTAACCAGTGCTGATTTAAGGTGGGCAGACTTGCGAACTTCTATTATAATTAATTGCAATTTAAGGAATGCTAAAAAAAATGGCATAACTTTCGATAGGTATGGAATTTCATTTTTTGGCAATAAAGCGCAAAGAAAAATATGTGAAATATCGACGGAAAATCATACTTTTACTTGCTCAAAAAAGAAGTAAAATACATAATGAATAATCCATATTTGGAAGAATACAATAAGTTTATATCATGTTTCCCTGGCGACAGTCATCCTGTTTATCATTGGCGCGAGAGAGATGAATTGGTAAGAAAATATTCCTGGGCTATTCCAAATAGTAAAGCTATTCGAGCGATAGCTGCTTTAAATAAACCGATAATTGAGATGGGTGCGGGTAAAGGTTATTGGGCATCTCTTTTAAATGAATATGGCGTCACGATAGAATGTTTTGATAAATATGTTGTAGCTGAAAATGGGGCGACTAATCAAGCAGAGGCATTTTACAAAGTAAAAGTCGGCTCTTATGAAATATTGAAAAAAAAGAAATATAAAGATTATGCTCTAATGCTATGTTGGCCACCCTTTGATAATAAGTTTGCTTTTAATTGTTTAAGTACTTACCAAGGTGATACTTTAATTTACATAGGAGAAGATGCGGGAGGATGTACAGGGTGTGATAAATTCCATGATGAGTTAAATAAATCATGGGAATTAATAGAAACTATTTCTATTCCTTGTTATACAGGCATATATGATGAACTGTATATATACAGAAGAAAGAAGGATTGATAAATGAGTATTGATTATCATTTACAATGTAATAGCTGCTGCGAAAGTGTAATCATTGGGAAGTATGGCTTCATAGAATGTTTTGGTGCCGCAAGAAATGTATGCTTTTTTATTGAAAAGCATCGGCAATGTATGGATTTGCAAATTTGGAATGATGATTTTCGAGCGCCATATGTGCAAATCATTGCTCCTGATGATTGGAAGAAATGGCTTAAATAATATAGGGGCGATATCCAAGTGGTTAAAGGTGGCAGACTGTAAATCTGTTGGCTCTGCCTTCGTTAGTTCGAATCTAACTCGCCCCACCAGATAGGAGAATGAGGTGAGCATGGTTGTGCTGAATGTAAGAATAAGCTGAATGAAGTTTTAAAGAGCATTAAAAATGAGGATTGATAAATGAAAGTATACATTGCTTTAGATCAATCTGTAGAAGATTGGTATTATGTTGACACCGGTATTCTTGGTGTTTTTTCTAGCAAAGAAAAATGTTTGGAAATGTGTAAAGGATTAAATTTAATCTCTATTGCAGTTCTCGAAATTGATAAAGTAGATCCTCATTATTTTTCTCGATGGGACTTGGAATCATCCCCCACCCCAGAACAGATAGAAGAATGAGGTCAGTATGGTCGTGCCACTAAGTTTTTTAATGGCTTTCTTAAGTATATTAGGAATAGGTGGTGTTATTATGATTTTGTTAACAAGAAAGGTAAATAAATGAATGCTACTTATTATCGAAAAAGCCAATACTTGATAATAGCGGCATTTCTTATAACCATCAATGATAATAAGGAGGTGAAATGAATGAAAAATGTTGCAATCTAAAAAACTTTGAACCAAATGGTGTTGTTGTAGATTGTTATCCTGCTCTCTTAGAGGGAAATTGCAAAGTCTGTGGTAAAAGTATGGGTGTATTTGAAGATATGATATATGAAGTATCACCAACATGCATGGAGATAAAATTTAAATGAATCAAAAAGGTAGGGTTAATTAAATGAAAAAACAAATTTTAAATTGTAATGGAAAAATCATACGCCTCTATGAGGCAGATTACGAATCATTGAGTGATGTCATCGAAGAGTGCGCTGAAAAACAGATATCCTTAAGAGGAGCTTACCTAAAGGATGTTAATTTGGAGGATTGCGTATTAGAAAATGTGGATTTACGCGAAGCCAATTTAATAGGTGCGAAATTCAACGGTTCTAATTGTTATAATGCCAATTTCACAGGGGCTATTTTAAGAACAGCTTCATTTAAAGGGGCTGATATACGATGTGCAAATTTTACTGGGGCAGATGTGCGATTTTGTAATATGACATACGCCAAAAAAGATGCAGCCATCTTTGGAGGAGCTCAATCATTCTTTAGAGCTGCACCTAAAGGAAATGCTTCTTCTTCATTAAATATTGCAACTAGTTATTTATGTGCTGATGGTGAAGTAATAACAATTGATGTTCCAGAAATGGATATGACTTAATGGATGATTAATAAAATGAAATTAATTATGTTAATGTTTTTAATGATAAGCATTGTAGCTTGTGTTCCGGACGGTTCTTCATCTGAGAGCTATTCTTATTGGCTTGAAAAAAAACCACCAGAAGGATGCGTGGTAAAACAAATTGCCGGACGAGCGGAGAATATAGCAATCTTATGCGAAGATGGGCGCGTATTTACTTAATAAAAGGTTGTAATTAATGGAACAGAAGATGTTTAATATATATGAAGTAACGAATGATTTTCTTGGCAAAATAGAACTCCTTCAAAAAATGGATGACTTACCATCTGATGCATTAGAGGATACACTTGGCGCATTATCTAATGAAATGGCACAAGATTTAGGGGCTTATTGCAAAAATATCGAAGCCGAATTAACAGCCATGCAGAATTATGAAATAGAAATGCGTAAAAAAGAAGATAATATGCGTGAGAAAAGGGTTAGATTAAAAAATAAGTTAGATAAATTCAAGGAATATTTATTAACTAAATTTAATGAGAGCGGAATTAAAAGTCTTGAATGCTCAGAATTTACCATCTATGTAAAGAATAATCCAAGCGCTGTGGCGGTTCAATGTGAGGTTGAAAAATTACCACAAGAATATATAAAGATTCGAACAATTGTAAGTCCTAATAAGCTTAAATTGAAGAATGCGATAAAAGATGGTGCTATAATTGATGGCGTAGAATTAGTAACAACAAAAAGGATAGAAATAAAATGAATACTAGTGATAACAAATATGGAAAGATAATAAATAAAATAGATGAGCTTGATAAACTTGCTGCTATCAGTAGAATTAATCTGAATTTTTTGAAAGAGGAAATAGAAAAATTAAAAACAGAGGATTATGAAAATGAATGATGATGATTTTAAAAATGATATGCTGTTAAATGAAGCTGGAAGAAAAGTTGTCGAATTAATGAGTGATTTAAAAGAAGGGTTTGATGTAATTGAGCAATTTATTCTGGCCTCCATGGCAAGATTGAATGAATTAGGAGCGCAATATACAGAGTTAAAGATACGTAATTTTAATAAGGAGCATTAAAATGTCACCAGAATTTATTTTCATGCTAACTACTTTAACAAATATTCTTGGAATATTAGCGGCTTTTAGTTGTTATAGATATATTAAAAGCTGTTTAGAACTTTTAAGTTCTAGAATAATTAACACGGGAAGATTATTAAGTGATTTATCACATTCTCATGCAATGGCTTGCGCAGACCTTAATCATTTAAAGCAACGCATTATTAAATTAGAAATGGCCACCACTCAGGAGATATTAGATAGCATTCCTAATATTCAAATTATTGATCCATTAGAAAATAAGATTGAGTCAAATGAATAAATTTAAATATTTAAAAGAAACCAGTGAGACCTATCATATCAATGGTGAGCATAATTCATATTTAGGTACCGTTTTAATAGAGGATTCTCGTAAAGGAAGGATTTATACTGTTAGATTTGAAAATGATTTAAATTTACAACAGATATCTTTTGTTCTTGATGCCGTCAAAGATATTTGCGGGGTGGAATCATGTGAATTTGAAAAAAAGGAGGAGAAGATATGCATTTAATTATATGTGATATTTGCAATGAGGAAAATTAGATGAGCGATACTAAAATAATAATAAAATCAAGAAGCACATATACCTTCCAGAAAACTAGATTTGATTGTGATGGCGATGAACATGCTTATGATATTGCGACATTATCTATGCATAACGGATATCTGAATATTTTAATATATGACGAGGAGCTATCGGAAATATGCAGTTCAATCGAATTAATTAAAAAACAATTAATTAAGCATTTTGAGGAGCATCCAAATGAAGAATGAAGAAGTTAAAGGTGATGAGCTAACGGATAATCAATATATAGCTCTTCGAAAGGAGCTGACTTACCTTAAAGATGATATGCAAGCCCTAAAGTTCTCTATTGAAGTGCTGCAGTCCATGTATAAAGCTACTGAGGCAAATACTAAAATGCTAAATGGATTGAGATTAATTGATATTGCAGACCTTTCTGGCCGCATTGAGGAGTTGGAAGAAAATCGAGTATTATTTAAATTGCAATCAGTTAATAATAGATTGGCTAAATGGAAGGATACAATTAAATTTAAAATTAAATATGGATATATAGGTAGATATATTTCCAGATGTTTCAAATCAACCAAAGGAAGCAAACAATGAAAATCGAACGTGCGATTAAAAGAAAACAGAAATTAAGACTCGGTATTATGGGAGCTGCAGGCTCTGGTAAAACCTACAGCTCTTTATTATTGGCGTGTGAATTAGGTGAAAAAGTATGCGTTATTGATACTGAAGCTGGCAGCGCTTCTTTATATGCCGACCAATTTAAAGAATACGATACTATTTCACTTGGAGCTCCCTTTGAGCCTAAAAGATATATCGAAGCCATAAAGTTAATAGAAAACTCTGGGTATGATGTTATTGTTATCGATTCCTTAACCCACGAATGGTCTGGAGTAGGTGGTTGTTTAGATATGGTTAGTAATATAACCAAATCATCTAATAGTGGTAATAGTTATACAGCCTGGAATAAAATAACACCAGAACATAATAAGCTGATTGAAACTATTCTAAATTCTAAATGCCATGTTATAGCCACATTAAGGGCTAAAACAGCTTATGACACAGTTCAAGTTAATGGCAAAATGCGCCCGCAAAAGGTGGGAGTTGAAGCGGTCCAGCGTGAAGGAATGGAATATGAGTTCACAACTTTATTTAGTTTAGACCAGAACCATAATTTTATCTGTTCAAAAGATAGGACCAAAATCTTTGATAACCCTGATATTCCTGAGCCATTTACCAGTGAAATAGCAGTTAAATTGCTAGAATGGCTTAATAAAGGAGAGGATGCGCCCATTGCTCTCTTTGAAAAATTTCGGGAGAAAGCGTTAGAATTATACGAAGAGATAAATAGTGGTATAATCTCGAAGGAAATTGGCGCTGAGAAATGGGAAGAATTGCGTTCAGGCGCGTTAAGAGATGCAGTTCCCGTGTCACCACGAATGGATGATAAATTTACTGAGTTATTAAAGATAGGAGAATAGAATGACAGTTAATGATTGGGCTGGAGAATACCAAGAGCCAGTGGAAAAAGAATACCATCTTTTAGAGCCAGGAAATTACTTGGCTACTATTGCTGAGGTCTCAGATGAAATCGAACCCATGGGCGCAGAATATACCCTTATAAAATGGAGGGTTGCGACAGACGAGGGGCAATATACGGTTAATCAACGCCTTTATTATTCAGGTAAAACTGATGGTGCCCATAATATGGCTAAAGTTAATCTTAATAAGATTAGGCGCGCTTTAGACATGAAGGCTGAAACCAATTATAAGCAATTTATAGGCGGAAAAGCCCTAATTGAAGTGATTATTAATGATAAATATAACAACATTAAGAATGTTTTAGATGCTACAGACATTTTAAAAGTCCCAGCTCCTGACAAATCATTTAACGACAAAATTCCTTTCTAATTGATGATAGTAAGCACAGCAACAAAAGAGGAGTTAATCAAAACATTAGCTCCTATTGTTCTTGCGCATTCTTATCAAGAAGGATGGCCTACCAATCTTTTGGTTGAAGAGATTAAATCAGTAGTTAATAAAATATGCTTTTCTTTCCTTGAAGATGATGAAAGTTAAAATATTTTAACAAATATCATTGACAAATACCGTTACTTATACTATATTTTCTTTGTCATTAACTAGAAAAGGAAATTTAAAATGAGTAAAAGTGAGTATGATTATTACTATCCATCCGATGATGAGGGTCAGTCAGTATGGCAGCAAGAATGGGCTCGTTATTGGCATATAGATGGACGTCCTATTTTACATAGATTCAAATACGTTCTACGTGGAACTTTGTGTGAGATAGCTGTGCTAAGTTGGTCTGTTTATATTCCTGGTAAAATTGGATTTAGTATCGATGATTCTTTTCCTCCTGAAGGAGGAGAAGTGGAGTATAGAGTGCTTAATTTGCAAGGAGAGGAAGATAAGGAATTGTGGTCAATGATTGATTCTTGGGAAGATGAGAAGATAAGGTATAAAGCTTTATTAGGATTAGATCCAAATTTTAATTAGGAGGAAAAATGAATTTTTATTTGAAATGTTGTATACTATTGGCCGCTATAATAACTGTTTCTGTGATGATAAAAACCTATATCAATAATTCTATTGAAGACAAAAATAAGAATTATTTGGAATTGGTATCGAAAAACAATTGTTATATTTATCAGGTATTAGAACATCCTAATGGGACTGTTGAGAAATACTGGACATGCAACAATCAATCGGATTAAAAAATATGATTTTATTAGGCGCTCTTACTCTTGTGGGGTTAGTTATTTATATTGCAGCCTTAATGGCGCAAGGTAAAGACATTAGATGAAAGCTAGTGAAATCATTCCTAGCGAACATGATGAGCACAGCGCCTATGTCCTTTGGTTTGAAACGCAATTTACAAAACTTTCTGGCGTGGAAATATTGGCTATTCCAAATGGCGGCGTGCGTCATTGGGCAACCGCTACAAAATTAAAGAAAGAAGGGGTGCGCGCTGGCTATCCGGATTTATTTATTCCAGAATGGCTTTTGTGGGTAGAAATGAAGCGTACTAAAAAATCCAGATTGAGCCCTACACAAATAAATAAAATAAATTATCTTCTTAAAATAAAATATAATGTAATTATTGGCTGGGGCTGTAGGGATGCAATGCAAAAAACCTATCAATTCTTAAATTGCAAATATACTTTTACTTGGGATAAATATCAGGGATAAGCTTTCTTATCTAACTCGAAATGATATTTATCTGAAAACTTTGTGTCATATAATTTTGGGAAATCACCACCCCATATAATAGGTACATCTAATTCTTCGGCAGCTGTTTTAACTGCTGAGGCTATCATATCAAAATATACGTTTGGGATTTTGCTATCCAATATTTGATGGCCATCAATAACAGGATTTAAGTCAACTGCATGTCCTGTTAAATGGCGGCTTTCCATAGTTTTGCTCGTGCCTCGTTGAAAATAAATCTTCTGCTGCTCTAATGTGCGCATTCCTTCTCGTACATGAAAATCCATTTTGCTTATTTCTAGAGCGCGCATAATGACTTTTTTTAAGTCAGGATGAATTAAATCTAATTTATTAAGGGAATCTTTGCTAAATCGAAACATTGGATGTTTTGGTCTGTCGGTCAGGTAAAGTAAAATTATAGTTTATTTTCTGGGATAAGTCATCTAATTTGGAGCAGATTTGTTGAGAAGTTTTCTCTTGCATTGCCTCTTGATTCTTTACCGAATCACTTATCTTGTCTAAAGCAGCAATTGTTTTTTCTGTATATTGCACATATGCTGAATAAGTTTTAGCGCCAATTGATACAGCGCTCTTCAAAAACCATGCCACGACTACTAAAGCAGCTGGAACGCCGCCATTCGTTAAAAGGGTATTTAAATCTAATGCGCTCATTTTATGTTACCTTTTCTAAAAGAAAACTAATCGTTAAGCTGCCAGCGGTATAATCGGTTGTACCACCCGAATAAGAAACTTTTAATGCCGCAACAGTTTCAGTATTGACTGAGGCTGATACTGGATATGGCATTGTTACAGCCGTTCCCCACTTAGCATTCACCAAGGCTTGCGCAACAGCAGCTGGAATAACTGTGTATACAGTCGTCCCATCGGTTATTTGGATATTCCTATTACCACCAATTCCCGAGAAGTTTGTACCCCCCAAATTTAAAACCATGTCTCTAATTCGATAACCTGCGCCTGAAGTAATATCAAAAACACCCCCAGATGCTAATTCTGAGAAGGTGATTACTTGATCAATAGAAATTAAGGCGGCCGAATTACCAACATTAGTAGCTGAACTTACTAATACACTTTGATTCGCGGTTGCTGCATTTCCAAGCGTATAAGTTGTGCTTTGTCCTATATTAGGATAGGTGGTTAAAGTGCTTCTATAATTCCCAGCAGCATCAGAACAAAGCAATCTGAAAGAGCCAGACAGAGCAGCTGCTGGATAAATAAAGACTGACCCTGCTATTCCACTGCTACCAGTCGAAATATCACCACCGCTTACGGAAAGACCACCACTATTAATGAATTGGTCACCAGGCGCTTCAGACAAAATAAAATTACTAAAAGTAGCTCCACTATCAGGAATTCTAACAACAGTCGAAGCGGCATGGCTCGCATTAGTAAGCAAGACCGTCACATCAGAATCAGCATTTGCAGTTGCTATAATATCTAATTTACCAGCATCAAACACACCAGGAAACATCGAAATTACACCATCATTACTATGAAGAGTAATAAATCCAACCGTCAAATTTCCATTAATTAAAGTAACCGTACCATTGCGGACTGTTAAGTCACCTTGGGTTATCTCTACATTGCCAGTATTAATGTATTGCGTATCTGGGCTATCAGATAAAATTACGTGGCTTTCAGCAGCACCACTATCCGGAAATAAAATGGATGTCCCAGCATCATGATGATCATTGCTAATGATGACAACAGAATCCGCTCGACTTGGACGCGACGCATAAATGGTCGTGCCAACATCCCCTTCACCAGAAAAAGCAATGAACCCCCCTTGGCTGTCCCTTGTACCCGACTGAATAAATCCGATGGCCCTAGCAATGATAGAGCCATCTTTTAAAGCTCCATTGGTATTAGCAAAAGTTGGAATATCATCTATAGTCACAGGAATGCCAACGACATTCCCGTTACCAGCATCAGGAGATAAAGTAACAATACCTGCTGCATCTACGCTAACTCCATAGACAGACGTTTTAGTATCGGTTGTATAAACCAAAGCCATTTGATATTCATTAATTGTAGCGCTGGAATATTGATTGAAATATCCAGCAGTTGTAACAGTTAATTGAGTATCATTAGTTTGGATATAAATCCATGACGGATTAACACTATTCAAACCAATTTGACTTGCCGGCTGTAATGGAGTTACCTGTAGAATAGGCATTTAGGCCACCTTTTCAAGTAATAAGGTCAAAGTTAAGCTGCCAGCCGTATAGTCTGTCGTGCCACCAGAGTAAGCAATAAACAAAGTACCGGTCGTTTGCCTATCAATAGCGATAGAAGCTGGGAATGGCATATTAGTCGCGGTTCCCCATACAAGATTAACTGCTGCTTGAGCAATTGCAGCTGGAATAACCGTATAAACACCAGTCCCATCTGATACCTGAATAAGTCTATTGCCACCACCTCCAGAAAAATTAGTGCCACCAGAATTTAACCACATATTACGTACTTTATACCCACCACCTTGAACAATGCCTAAAGCTTGCGCGCTCGCTAAATCAGTGTGAGTAAAAGTAATATCATATGTCTTTAATGCCGCAATATCACCAACATTAGCAACACTTGAGGTTAAAATCGTTTGAGTTGCAGATGCCGCATCACCTAATGTATAGACTGTAGCTTGATTTAAATCTGCGGAATTGCTAACCACAACATCATAATCATCATTTGTATTGCTAACAGCTTTAAATTGCAATGTTCCAGAAGCCGGCGATAAAGGATAGGAAATAAAGTGTCCCGGAACGCCAGAAGCACCCGCCTGAAAACTACCCAGAGGATTGCGCACCGTTAATGCTCCATCTTTCAAAGTACCATCTGTAGCTGCAAATACTACAACATCATTAGTTACAACCGGCAAATCAACCACTGTTCCAGGCGCTCCTTCCTGAATCAAACTAATAACGCCCGCAGTATCTATGGAAATGCCATAAACGGATGTTTTCTTATCAGTTGTATAAACAAGAGCCATCTGATATTCACTGAAAGAGCCACTACTTTGGTTCAAATAACCGGCTGTCGTAACCGTTGCTTCAGTGTCATTGGTTTTGATGTAAACCCACGATGGATCTACACTTACAAGCCCGGGCAAAGTCGCAGGGTTTAAAGGGTTTATTAACAAAATTGCCATTCTAAATTTCTCCTATTATCTACATAATAAATATGCTTAACATTATATTAATTCTATAACGTTTTGTATTTTTGTTCAATTGCGCTCAGTTTTGACCGAATGGTCAGAAAACTAACAACCTGTGGCGTTTCAAACCTATCTGCCAACATTCCAAGCTCATCTGTAATAGCTTTTAACCATTCATAAATGTCTGGTAACTCACTATTTTTTTGCAGTTCCAAATCACGTTTACCTTGAAACTCAATAAATTCATTGGCCGCCTTTTCCATTTCTTCATTAGTTGGTGGCGTTTCAGGCTTGTGGAATGTAATATCTAATCCTTCAAGTTTGATGCCATGCTCATATTCGACATCGCCTTTGATTGTCATCTCAATGCCCATAAACGAAAATAATGTACTTAATTTCATAAAATCTCCTAAACGAATTCAATAACCATAATAAATGCCGGGACTGTTGAGCCATCAAAAGTTGTTGTTGTGTTTGTATTGTTTGTAGCCATTCGCAATGTATAAGTATGCGTAGATGTGTCATTAGATATTTCTGTCCCAGATACATTGACGCATTCATATTGAGGAACCGCATTAGTTCCGGGACTATTGTTAACAACTCTTCCGCAGTTAGCAGTTGCTATTACTGCCGGCGTTCCTGTACTTCTATTAATATCAAATTTAAATATACGGGTTGCAGGGCTTGCGGCTGTTCTTTCATTTTTAGCAAAACCTCCAGCTATTATCCATAAAGTATTGCTACCTCCAGCCGGCGTATAGTTAATAGTTAACGAAGTGTTAACCTGACTAGAACTTGTCGTGGTATCAGTTGCTGATGATGTCGCATATGCTGCTTTTATAATTTTAGTATTCTGCGTTAGGGGCGTACTTAATGTAAATTTACTTGATCCAGAGTTATAAGTAAGGATTTTACCATCTGTTGTTGACAAATCCGCGGCAGGAATACTAAAGGCGTATAGCGTATTTGAGCCATCGTTAAATTGCGGTAATGGCGTCATGCTGGTAATAGTGGTGTCAATTGCTATTTGACCAGCCGAACTTGTAGTTGGTGCTGCGCTATTTGGTATTTCAAATGTTAGAGCACCACTGCAATCAATTGTTCCTGTTAATACGGGTGAATCACTCCCAACAATTGTGCCTGTACCTGTAGCTCCTGATAAATTGCTTCCAAACACATTGATATTTGTCATGGCGCTATCTCCATTAATATCATAAATGCTGGATAAGTGCTCCCAACAATATTTGCGGTATAGCTGGTAGATGCCAATTGCCCATATTGCAATTCATATGTTTGAGAAGATGTTGCAGGCACTGTTTCAGCACCTATTAATTGTACATTTCTATAGGAATGTGGCGCTGAATTTGCAGTTAGATTTGTTTTCCCTGTTCTTGCTTGCGCGATAGTTGCAGCACTTCCGCTTGTCCTTCTAATTCTCATGTAGAAAGTTATATCCGTCTGAGAGCCTGTATTTACACCAACATTGGCATAACAACTTGTTAATATGTAAATACTATTGGAAGTACTTCTAGGCGTAAGAGAGGCTGATAAACTTGATGATGCAAAACTGACACTTGTTGTTGAATCATTGGTTGTGCTGGTTGCTACAACATAATTAATTAACTTGCCGTTAGCTTGTTGTGTCATAGCGAGTTTTGAAAATGCATTGTTATAAGATATTTGATAATTATCAGTGGCGCTAAAATCAGCGCTTGCCATTCCTAGAATAGCCATTTCTTGCGTGCCATCATAATATTTAAGAAGCCCAGGATAACCGCTAACACTGCTGTCTAATGCCACTTGCCCAGTTACATTAACTGTTGGCGTTGCGCTAACTGGTAATCTGAAAAATGATGCGCCACTCCAATCTAATGTCCCTGTTAATGTTGGACTAGCACTTCCAACAAAGTTTATGGTTCCAGTTGTTCCTGATAAGCCAATACCAACATTATTAATGGTAGTCATGGCAACATCTCCAGCAATATCATTGTGGCTGCGAAGCTTCCTTTATAAGTTGAAGTAAAGCTTGCTCCTGGAACTGAATGCCTTAAAACATAGGTATGTGCGCTTGTGTCTGGAGCTGTTTCATAGCCATAGAGAGATATGAAGCTTCTTGTGTCTGTGTTTTCTACAGCGCCATTATTAACGCCCACTAAAGTAGTAGCTAATGTTGTGGCTGTTCCAGTCGTTCTTCTTAAATCATAAGTAGAATAGCCATCTACATTATTAATGCCGATTGTATTAATGTCACAGGCATAAGCCATTATCCAAATTTTATTGCTAGCGCTATTTGGCGTTATATTGGCAGTTAAAGTAGTATTAACCATACTTGTTGAGCTTGTTGCGCCATCTGCGTTATCTGTGAAAATAACAAATTGGACAAGTCCTGATTGTTTTTGCATTACAAACTTTGTTGATGCAAGATTATAAGCGACGAGGTAGGCGTCTGTTGCATTGATATCTGCTGGAAGTATAGCGGGGCAGTACTGCTGTGAGCTGCTATAATAAGTCATCATGCCGCTAAAATTGGTGAAGGTGGTATCTACTGCCAAATCACCATTCGTTGAAACGGTAGGTGCCGCGCTATTAGGTATTTTTAATGTTGTTGCGCCCCCGGCATCAATAGCACCAGTGAATACAGGCGATGCGGAGCCTACGAAAAGACCGCTTCCCGTTACTCCAGAAAAATTATTGCCAAAATTATTAATAGTCGTCATACGATGGTATAGGTTCCTGTATTATCAACTACTATCCAATCTGTATTAGCAGTAATACATTCAATACGAATAGCGTCATATCTTTCAATTGCCGTTAATGAACCGCCAGTTCCTGTTGTTGTAACAGAGCTTACCCATCGAATAAGTTGGCTCGCATTCTGCGCTATTTTAAATAACCCAGCCCCTTTCCCTCTTATTTCTACGAAATCTCCTAAAGCCGCAGTTGTTGGTAGTGTTAAAGTGACAAGCCCGGCATTGTTTGCGATGTAACGATTATTAACCGCCATAGACTGGCTTGTGCCCGTTACTTCGGTTGTGGTTATAGCGCCTGTCCCAGCGATCGTTATTGTTCCAGCGCCATTAGTTACCGAAATCCCTGTACCTGCTGTAATCGTAGCTGCAGTGGGGGTGCCAGAGGTATTTCCTATAATTAGCTGCCCATTTGTCATTGTACTGGACCAAGCGGGGACACCGCTTGAATTGGTAACGAGTACTGCGCTATTAGCAGTTGCAAGACCCGTAACTGTATTCGCGCCATTTGAATAAAGAAGAGTACTTGCACTATACGTATCTGCGAACGTAGAGGTACTGTTTACAATATTGGTGCCATTGGAGCGAAGAATTGTTCCACTAGTCCCACTTGTTCCTGGATAAGTTGCTGTTGTATTAACCCAGTTTGTACCATTAGATTGCAACAAAGTTCCTGAAGTACCAGCTGTGCCAGGAATAGTTGCGGTACTGGCCACCCAGTTAGTACCATCCGCCCTTAAGAATGTGCCTGTTCCTGTAGCCGTATCAGGATAGGTCGCAGTACTTGCTACCCAATTTGTACCATCTGCTCTTAATATCTTTCCGGTCCCTGTTGCGCTATTGGGATATGTAGGGGTGGAAGCAACAATATTAGTGCCATCAGAAATATGTATTTTACCTGCTGTGCCAGCTGTGCTCGGATAGGTGGCAGTAGTCCAGGTATATTTAGAGCCGTCACTTTGGGCGATTGTTCCGCTCGCCCCTATTGCGCTTGTAGTATTAGTACCGCCATTAGCTATAGACACAGGGGTGCTTAACGCGACAGTAATTGTTCCGGCACCATTCGTAATGGTCATGCCAGTACCTTGCGTCAAGGTTGCAGTAGTTGGTGTTCCACCTGTATTTCCTATTACAAGCTGGCCATTCGTCATAGTTGAAGTCCAAACAGCGGCCCCTGCAGCTGTTGAGACTAATGCAGCGCTATTTGTAATCGTCGGAAGTGAACCGCCACCACTTGCGGCAATCGTAATACTTCCAGCCCCATTAGTGATTGTAATACCAGTACCCTGAGTCAAAGCAGCTGCTGTCGGGGTTGCCCCAGTTGAGCCGATAATGACTTGACCATTGGTCATAGTAGAAGACCATGCTGGAACACCGGTGGAGTTAGTTACTAAAGATGCGCTATTAGCGGTAGCCAGACCTGTAACCGTATTAGAGCCATTAGAATAAAGCAGATTACTAGCAGTGTAAGTATCAGCAAAAGTGGCTGTACTGTTGACAATATTGGTCCCGTTAGATCTATGGATTGTTCCTGTAGTTCCTGCGGTACTTGGATAAGTTGCTGTCGTAAACGTATATTTCGTTCCATCTGACTGTGCTATCGTGCCACTTGCTCCAATCGCAGTGCTGGTATTAGTGCCTCCGTTGGCTATTGGCAATACTCCTGTTACGCCATTGGATAAATCAATTTGCGCCCATGCTGGATTATTGCTGGTTCCTGTATTGCTTAAATACCGAGTAGCTGATGTATTTTTAGCTAATGCGGTCCATACATTAGTGGCACTTCCATATAACAGATCTCCTTGCGCTGCTGTGTTGGGCAATGTTGCAGTGCTTGCAACCCAATTAGTGCCGTCAGCTCTTAAGAATGTTCCTGTGCTAGTGGCTGTGCTTGGGAAAGTTGCCGTTGTGAATGTATATTTTGTTCCATCAGATTGGGCGATAGTTCCTGAGGCTCCAATAGCGCTTGTTGTGTTTGTGCCACCATTGGAGATGGATACGGGCACATCCAAATTTATCGTAACGTCTGTTGCAGAAACGCCAAATGCAGCCATGCCAGTTCCAACGGCCAAACCCTTTGTAAATAAATTGGGCCCTATACCATCATTAACGAGTGTTGTTGTGCCCGCATTGCTAAGAGTTACTGTTGCGCCAGCATCACTGTTTGTAATAGTGACACTTACGCCATCACTAGATAATGAGATGCCAGTACCTGCTGTTAGGCCTTTGGTAAATAGATTAGGTCCGACGCCATCATTAACTAATGTTTCCGTACCACCAGCACTGCTTAAAGTGACAGCAGCGCCACCCGAAGTATCTACATAAGTTTTTATTGCAAGGCCCGTATATAGATTTGTGTCGCTTGCCCCGGCCATAGTCGTATCAGTTAGGATAGAGGTTATTCTTGCGTCCGCGCCTCCTAAGCGCATACCACTATCAGATATGTCCATTCGACTTGAGCCACCCGTTTGGAAATTCTGGGTATCTGTGCCAAAAGTTATTTTATTATTAGGGTCGCCTGCATGAACTAAATCTTGCTCAATTAATACGGTGGGAGATGATAAGTCAATTGCGCTTGAATTGTCTGTAATGATTGTGACGTTACCGCTGGTTGCTTCTATATTGTAACTAGTTACAAAAAAGTTTCCACCTAATGTTAATGTTCCAGGCGTTACAATAGTTGAAGATAAAGTAAAAGTTGGATCACTTGAACCATCCCCATTGGCTATATCAATCTGATTGGCTGTTCCGGTTAATATTCTAGTATCTAGCGCGCCTGTAGCTGTGGTGCTCGCCAATATCCCGGTTGGCTTTAATGCTAAGGGATCTGAATTAGGCAGAGATGCCGTTTCATCTGTATTGGTAATAAACGTCTGGCCGAGGGAAGGCGTACTGCCATCGACATAAGCCTTTACAGCTTGTTGAGTTGGAAGAGTAACTGCGCTATCTGCAGATAAAGTTGGGTCGTTAGAAACGGCATTGTATGGGTCAGTATTATTAACAACAATGTAACCCGTATTGGTATTAATTCTGAAATTGCCCATTCCAAGAATATCAATTGTCGTATTGCCATTACCAATATTGCTGATAAATATATTACCATTTGACGGTGAAATAATATAAACATTTCCATCATTACGAGATGACATTAAAATGCTAGCATTCGTATCAGAGCCCGTCGGAATTATAGCAACTGGTGTCCCAGTAGGTGAATTTCTTAACTGAATACTATTGGTATTATCAGTACCAGATGAAAAATATTTGAAAAGATAATTGCCAGATGCGTCCTTTATTCCATCTCCTGGAAAATCAAATTTTGTGTCAAAGCCATCACGCAAACCAACAACTATATCGTTTTGCTGAAGTTCTTCACCATCGATAAATTCACTAAAAGGAACACCGTCTGTCATTATAAATTCCTATTATCTGGCCGCGTAAAAACCAACCCAAACAAAAGCATTGGTATCTTCAGTAATGAATGACAAGGTATCTCCCGCATACACAAATCTACACGTAACCCCAGCTATTAATTCTTCGTCACAAGCTGCAAATGAAGCGCCTGACACAACAGCCGTTGTATTTTTAGCAACCCACACGCAAGCTGTAGGAGATGTTTTAATAAGAACGTCATAAGCATTCTTCCCATTAGGCTGTAAAGCTAACCCAACATCATAAGGTGCTGTTACAGATTGGGCGACACCAGATGCTAATTTGACGTTATACTTTACATCTGCAAATTCAGCAGTGAAATCATTAAAACATCTTGAATTTGAATTTTGATTTAAAACTTTAATTGACATAAAAATCTCCTATGTTAAACAATACCAAGACGGCTATCGTTGGTATAATGAAGTTGAATTAATGATTGCAATCCTACATGTGTGACGGGAGTTTCACTGTAAAAAACTGTTGTATTATTTTGGATATAATAAATAGCGTTAACACCTCCGTTTACCGTCCAATTGGATGCAGCTAAATTTGCATCATATATGGCTGAACCCCCACTTAATACGACTGCTCTTACATTTGTAGATGCTCCAGTTGTTGGAGAATATAAGGTGACAATGCCCGAGGCGCTTCTTTTTTGAGATTTCCAAATAATGTTAAACATTCCAGGATAGGCTGCATAAAGAGTAGTATTAAGAGTATTTTGCATTAAGAAATTTAAAGAATTACTGGTTGTTAAATCGCCGCCATAAACATCTTCCCCATAACTTTTTTCGTAATATCTTTGAAGATTATATAAAGTTGCATCATAAGACATTGGTGCAAAAGGTACAGCTAATGGACCTGGGGTTACTGAAATAGATTCAAATCCAACATCTCCTGCTATTGAAGATGAAAAACCAATTACAATTGCACAAAAAGTTGCATTTGTTAAAGTGGAATTATCTACACGATTCCATCCCTCTAGCGCCGTCTTGGTAGATAAATTATCCGCTGAATATGGTATATTAAACCTTGCATCCCCTCTATAATTTCTCGGGATTTCAGTCCAATTTCCGTTGAATGTTGCAGGTTTACCATTAGCATCTAAAGTTGATATTAATGATAATCCAGCAGGACTCGCAACATTGGGAAGGTTTGCATCACTTGTCACCCACACAGAAGCGGTACCAGCGACACCGCCCGCTATATCACTGAAAGCATCAATAATCATTGAGAATTGATTTGTTAGAAGTTGACGCATTTCATAACTCTCAAGATATTGCACTAAAGCAAATTGTCCTGTGGTAGTTAAAATTATCCTTAATCTTGATTTATTACTGGTTCTTTGTGCTGTAATGAGATTAGAAGCTCCTTGCCAGACAATCGTCTGATCCCAAATATAACGAGATGCGAGCGTAGATGCTCCTTGCGTTGCCCCAAATTGCGCCGGATTAACTCTAAAGTCCCATCCCACAGATAAGCTTGGGACTGGCACAGCTTGAACCAACGGCAAATAATAATGAGCCAAATGGTCTTTTTGCCTATTAACTGGCTCTTGTTCATATGTTAAAGACTGATCAACATCCATCCCAGCCACTTGAACGCTGGTTACGCCTACACCCCCATTCACTGGCAATGTGATAATGATATCAACATAGCCGGTATCAGGGCCGTCAGTGTTAACGCCTGGATCAATCTCAACCGTATCACTCACATACACATATCCGGCTACATCTGTTTCACCAGCAGCAATAACTGTAGGAGATGGCGCAATATTGGGAGCATAAGACATAATAACGGTATGATCGTTACCATCTAGTGATGTAATAAGCATTCCACCACTTAAAAATTGAGTAGCCCAAATATCAGGATTGTTAGTTAATCTTTGTACTAACTGAAGAGAAGTAATGGTGCCACCAGTAGGCAAAATATCTAATCGATAAGGTGGATTGGTTTCAATATTTAAAGAGCCAGCTAACAATGTTCTATTAACAATTACACTACCAGCATCATTACTAGATATACGTAAAAACCAATCAGGACCAATTTGAGCTTCTAACCCGGAAGTTGGACCGCTTAATTCAATTTCAACGCCAAAATCGTCTTCAAAATCAACCGTCACAAATTGAGAGTTGGAGATTTGATTGTTAATGAAATTGCCGACATCTATTGGTTGAGTTCCGTCGGCAATTCCTGGAGGCCACGCTTGCAATTCTTTTTGTAAAATACCATCTTCATCGTATATCTGTATATAATATAATTGAACATCTCCATCCTCATCATAAGGGTAATAATAAATAGTCGTATTTTCAGCTGGGAAATCTCCATTCATAGGCGAGCCAACCGAAATAGCCATAGGATTGGGAAGAGCTGTAAACTGATAATTAGGGGGGGAGCCAGTTAATTGATAAACCAATTTTGGCTGACTGCGATTGTCATCTTGCCAAAATTTTATTGCCCCACCAGTAATAGGAAATCCTGTCGTTTTATTAACAAAATATTCAGTTAAACTTTTAGTTGCTACATAGCGTGTATCTAAATCTGTCATTGTCTATTCCTATTATTTTGTGAGGAAGCCGCAATCCTGGGTAATTGTCGTGATAACTGTTCAATTAATTTATTGTCAGGGCGTGCTGTATTTTTTAATCGTTCATTTTCTATCATTTGCTTCACAAGCTTGGCGCGTACTGCTGGGTCAGTGAGATATTGGGTAAAATGACGAGCAGCCAAAGGAATTGCCCCAGCAGTTGCCAAACCAGCAGCGCCCCCTACAACGGGGCCACCGGCAGCAGTTGCATATTTAGCCGCTTCGTAAGCTGGTAAAAGAATGGTTGCCCAAGACTTAACGCCACGAGCACCCGTCTTCGGGTTATGCATCGCGTTTAAGGCATCTTCACTCATCCCACGAAGGCGACCAAAATTATTTACTTGCTCACGCATCTCAGGGCTAAACAATGCATTAAATTGGCGCGGGCCTAGTTTTTGTGATAATTGAGCCATCTTTTTAACATCTAAATTGCCTTCTCTATCAACTGCATTTCGCAAATAAGCAAATCCAAGAAGATTTCTTTTAGAGTCTGGTAATAAATCATTTATTTTCTTTATTTTTGAAAATCGGTCATTCTCACGTGATGGATTAATAATATCGCGAGCAATAGAATCTGAAGTTCTATCTTTATCAAAATATTTGTAAATATCTTTGTCAGCTAATCGTGCAAAACTATGTTTATAATTAGCAGTAGCACTTGTATAAGCTCGTTTTAATTTCTTAGAGCCATTTTCTTCAATGCTTTGACCAATATCATTACCAATAGCTGAAGATAGCTCTTTAAATTTAAGCCCCATCATTTTGTCAGTTGCCGACGCCAATGGATGGTCAAGTTGATTACCAGTATGCCACAATTCGTTTTTAACTAAATTAGCTTCTTTAATAGTCGGTGCTTTTATTTCCGAAATAGTTTCAAAAGGTTTCCCAGAAGCTTGTAATATTTGAGAAGTTTCTTTAGATTCTTTTGGGCTAACTGCAGCATTGTATCCAGAAACCTTGTTAAAAAATGACCTAATTTTTGGATTAGCTTGTAGCAATGGAGAATTCTCAATTAAATCTATTGCGCCTTTAGATTTTTCTTTAAAAGAAGGTAAACTTAATTCATGGTTTTCTTCTTGGGCCACTTTATCCACATCGTTATACATATTATTTTTAGTTTTACGCAATTCTTTCTGTACAGATAGCAGCGCATCTTTCACAATAGCATTAGGCTCAGACCGAGCAATATCTTCAGAGCCGGCTAAGTTATATAATAATTTTTTACCCTCCGTATCTAATTGCTCACGCATATTGGCATATACTTTTTGGCCTCCTGAACCAGGAGTGTTAACCAAAGCATTCTCAAAGAATTGCTTAGTTAATGGACCTTTCGTTACTTCGCCAAGAGGAACTTCTTTTCCTGCGCTAGCTGCTAGATTAGCTTCTAATTCTTCTGGGGTTGCAGTGCCTCGGAGTAAATTGGCCGGAATGCTTTTAATTTCTCTTCCCGCACCTTTTAGAGCTCTCGGGGCATAGGGAGCAGCTCCTAATAATGCGCCTGTTTCAGTATCTCCACCCATAAACTTACTAGTAAGACCACCTTCAACTGCTTTTGCCATTAATCTTTGAAGAGCTCCTGCGCCTTTAGTTTCTAACAATTCAGGAGCAGCTAAAAAGGGTGCACCACCCAAAACAATATCACCTTGTTGCGAAGGGCCTGCACCCAATACTTTGGTGTAATCTGCATTCATTTTTCCTTGTGGCTCTTTATTAAAAGATGGAATAAACCCATTATCTTTATAATAATTAGCCGCGCCTTGCGCAGTATTTAAAAGCTCTCCTAATGCAACTTTGCCAGCACGAGAAGGATTAGTTCTTGCTTGATGGTAAGCAGCGGCAAATTCAGGAGGGATGGCTTTAAGAAAGTTCTTAGTCTTATCTAGCAAAGAAGGTTGTTGCTGTGGCAATGCAGCTAAAACTTCTTCGTCACTATATTCGTGATGATTTTCTGGCAATGAGGAACCTTTTTTCCCCAGCGCTTCTAAAACTTCTTCATCTGAATATTCGTAATCAGCCATTATATAAGCCCTCGTTCTTTGAACCGTCTTTGCTTGGCCATCTCCGCGGCTTGTTCAGGGGTTAATTTGGGCTTTTCAGTTGCCGTATTTTTACCAGCAGTACGTTCATATATAGAAGGACCTTGCAATGCTTCGGTAGAAATATCTTGCTCATTGTGGAAGGTATCCACAAACGTATTATATTTAGCTAGCGCCACTTCGGGATTGTTATACCAAGTAGACGGGTCAACAAGTGCTTTTAATTCATTTTGGCCTTCAGTTTTAACAGTATCTCCCAGGTATTGTCTTAATTGCTTGGCTGCTTGAGTTGCTTTAGTTATTTCTTGTTGATAAGCCAAAAATTCAGGAGAAGGATTTCCCATGGCTGATTTTAATTTATCCGCATTGTATTTAGCTTGACCACTAACACCACTGTAACTAGTTAATATTTTGGGATTAATCAATGATAAAGTCTTATCTAACTGCGCTCCAAATATAGCCCGTTTTCGTAAGGCTGCATCAGTTGTTTTCTTATTTATATCTAGTTTGTATTTATCAGTTAAATCTTCTTGTTCTTCAGGCGTTAATTTTTCAGTACGATTAGTTCCAGGTCTGAATCCTTCTTGAACTTCTGCTGCTTCATCATATAATTTACCGAGAGGTGTAGCATATCTTTTACCGATGCTTTCATTTAGATTTTCCCTGTAATTATTAAGAGTCTTTTGGCTATTCTGTGTTAGATCGTAAGCTTTTTTAGCTTCATCATAATATGGTTGTAAAGAAGGGTCTTTTATTGCCTGCTGTCTTAAACGCTCTAAATTATAAGCATTTCCAGCATCACCCGTTAATTTTGTCATAGGATTATTGGCATTTTGAGTCTGTGCATTATATAAATTAGCATGGGCTTGAGCTACCGCTAAATCAGCAGCTTGTTTGTCAGGCAATCCAGCTGCTTGTTGTCTTTGCAAATCAGTCTGAGCTTGTCTTTGTGCAACCAATGATTGATATAGCTCCGGATAAGCAGCAGCTTGCGCTTTCCTATAATCTGCCAAAGATTTTTCACTGTCTAGCTTAGCTGCCGCCAATGCCGATTCTTGCTTCATCTTTGCCGGTAATTTCGCCAATAGATACCCTTTTTGAACGGCGTCAATAACACCAGGAATACCATTAGTTTGTGGGACATCATTTGGATCAGAATGAAAATTAGGATATTGAATCGCCATTATCTAAAAGAACCTCCCGGCAGCCGCGCCAATACCTAAACCTAATGCCTGATTACGATTATTGCGTCTTTGTTGGTAATATTGATTCTTTCCGGCCGTACCTTGATATTGAAGACCAGCTTCCGCTGCCAAGTTACTAGCCAAAGCATCCGCCAAGGAGCTAGAAGCTTGATACCCTGTGTTATATAACTGGTGCTCTCCTCTTAATCCGTAATCGTTAATGCCAAATATATTGTTAAAATATTGCTGCTCATCTTGAGCTAACAAACCATTGACATCCTGGTCTTGCACACCTCTATCGTAAGCCGTACCAGAAAATCCCCCTGCAGCAGCCGCAGCAGCATCTTGCCCCATTAATTGCTTTTTGTTGTATTGATAAGCCGCTGAAGGTTCATAACCCTGCATAATAGTGTCAAAATATCCGCTTGGATTAGTCGCCATATCGCCATATCCCTGCGACAAAATATTGCCACTTTGCTGACCTTGATTAATATAAGACTGATATTGTGGTGTGACAGTTCCTGGAATTTGCTCCATGTAAGGCATAGCTGCATCTGCAGGATTTTCGTAAGAATGATGATGTCCGCCAAATAAAAACATAATTAACCTCTATACTGTTTGAACCACTTTAATAATGCCGCCAAGTTTAATCTTAAGCTCATTCGTATCACTATCTACCCATGAAGTGCCATCAGGCATAACAGCTGCTAAATCTGTGATAGAAACCGTGGTTTGACTTGGAGTCACCAATCCGTTATCACTAATATTTTGTTGCAATGCTACATTAAGCTCATCTTGATATAGATTTATATCTTGTCCTTTCATGTACGTTGGTATTAAAGCCATTATTTACTCCTATATCGCCACTTCAATTTCAGCATTCCCAACTATCACTCTGTAATAACTCCAAAACTTTAATTTCGGTGTCATTTCATTCATACGACCAAGCTGCAACCATTTAACAATATTTTGTCTTTTCCCAGTAAAATTCAAAGGACGACGCACTTCATAACTCCAGGTAGAAGCCCCATCTCGAGAATAAGAAAAGTCAGCTCCAGGCGTATATTGTGCTGGCCTATTAAATTGAACAGCCCCACTTCCAGAGTTATTGTTGCCAGAACCTTCTACAACCAAATAAGAATCTCTATTTTCAGTCACCATTCTCTCCCCTTCTTCAGTTAAGATTGGCAAGAAATTATCTGACTCATAAAACAATTCTGTATAAGATAAATCCTCTCCCTGCTCCATTAACAAAGAAAAACGCCTAACATAAAATGGTTTCGTACTAATCTTTCCTAAGCGATAGGTATCACCAATTATTTGGCGAGGTATTAAATGGTTTTTAACTGGATTGTAATTTCTATGAGTTCTCCTTACGATATTCTCATCATACGTCGTAATATCAGTATTGGTTTCATAAATGGCGCCATCTTTAATTGATATAAAATAACTTCTGTTATTAAAATAAATAAGATTGCGCGCAGGATGATAATTCATATCATAATTAGATAAGTTGTAGAATTTATCTGTCGTAAAGTCATATGCCAAAGACATATTGTCTTCAGCAGAATAAAAAGTTATTTGATAAAATAAATGACCATCACGCTTAAAGAAAAAACCAAATGATTGACGAGGATTAACCAATTTACCCAGCAAATAATTAATGCCATCTGTTGAAATGGTATGATGTGAATTACCATCAAAATACATAATCACAGGAGGGCTGCTCTTATTAATTGCAAGCCAACAAACCATTCCATCGGTGGAATCTATTGTTTCAAGGCTCGCAACCCCATAAGAAATATTAATAGTAGATACGCGCTGATATAAAAGAACTTGAGCACCTTTTGTTAATGGACTATTGTTCTGAATTTCAGTAACGGTCTTACCAAAAACTAAAATGTTATTCCCTTTTTCAGATAAAGGAACTGCAGCCAACGCATAATCAGGCGCTGTTTCTAAAGCTAGTTCGCCACCAATAGCGACATCAACTGTCTCATCAGTTGTGTAACTTAAAGCATAAAATTTAGCACCATTACTGGTTAAGTTGCCATTTCCAACCAAGAAATAGGTATTATGGAATCTCACATAATTTGGAATTAAAGTATTGTACAAACTTCCAGTTTGCTTCGTTAAAGAATTATTAAACTTGTTATAAATATAAAGATTAATGCCATCGACAATAGCAATTTGACCATTTAAATTCTCGTCTATATAAACAGGACCAGTGGATGTTTCAATTGTGCCAATTAGAGATTTTCCTATTTGGTCATCAATCTTCCACACAGAGGAATTAACAACAGCTACAACCAACACACTTCTTGAGCTCACAAAAATACGGCGCCCTTCAACAAATTGATTGCTAGAATTAACCAATTCAAGAACTTTTTGATATCCAGCATAACCAACCATCCAGCCATCCGATTCATACATGTTGTAGACTCGTCGGTCAGATATCTTGTTATTGCGTCCAAAAGTGGAAGAACCCACTATAGGAACACCTATAGTTTGAATGCTAGAAACTGCCACTTGGTACATATCCATTAGGTGAAAAATTAACTTGAGCGTAATTAATTACAGTAGGTCTGCAAGCTGTTGGAACGACAACACTCTTGGTATCTAATGTACCGACAGAATCTGACATAATCGCTTCTTTACGCATTATCTCCTGCGTTACTGTAACTGGAACCTCAAATGAGTAAGATAGACATAATCTCCTTGCGGTTAAAAAAGTTAAATAATCGATATAAGTATCATCAAAACTTAAAGATAAATCTTGGTAATAACTTGTAACGCTCGTTAATGAAAACTTACCCCATAAATCAAATTCATAGGTTTGGTTTGGGAAAGGATAAACATACAGATTGCCCCCTCCTTTAGCCCGCTCCATGAAGTAGGTAAGTGGTAAGGTGTAAACTTGATTGGCCCTAAAAGAGCCATCAAATTCTTCACGAGTCATTTCATAGACGGCATAACGAACTGATTCTAAATCGAAGGTAAGGGTGCTCACTCCTATTAAATTATCTATAAATTTAACAGGTTGTGCATAATCCATAGTGAAGGTTATTTTTTCATAGTATGGATTATTTGAATCATCGTAAGTCTTTTCAGCTACAACATAGGAAAGGGCTTGAAGCCCCTTCCTAAGCTGGGTATCAGTTAAGTTCTCGAAGTCTTCGCCATAGATTTGAGATAAACCGAAGGCATCGGTGATAACCTCTAGAGCAACTTTGGCCATGATGAAGACTCCTTAACCCATTAAAGAGCATCTTTAAATCCAACAACACTCAATGTAACTGCGTCAGATGCGCTTGTTAAAGCGTATTCAAAAATACCACTAGCATCTGTTTCAACATCTATTGGCATTGTTTGAACAACTGAGGCAACACTTCCCGAGAAGGAACTATTACCGGCAGTAGCGCTGGAGCCATTTACTCGGAGCATTACTTTGTCAGCTGCCGCATTAGGCGTTAAAGCACCTAACAAATGAATCGTTGCATTT